GTAGCGCAACCTAAAAGCATTGCGAAGAAAACAGCGGGGTACAGATAATGGCAGGCGGAGCAGGAAATATAGGTAGTGCAGGTGGCATGGGTAACGCTTCTGCGCAACCGCAGGGTGGCCCCTTTGGTGGAAGTATGGGCGGTGGTCAGCAATCAGGCGGCGGCAGCCCATTTGGTATGCAACAACAGCAGCAGCCAATGCAGAACCCGTTTGGTGGGCAGCAACTGGGCCCCAACCAAAGTCCCGGCTATGGGATGAATCAATTTCAGCAGCAGCAACAGATGCAAAACCCAAACGGGCCTTCACAACCAACACCTATGCAGATGCCGCAGCCAGGGTCACAGACGCCTTCATGGGCGGGCGGGTATTTGGGACAGCAGCCAATGCAGAACCCGTTTGGGCAGATGGGAGCCCTGTCAAGTCCCGGCTACGGGGCAAATCAACAGCAGCAACTAGGGCCTAACCAAAGTCCCGGCTATGGGATGAATCAATTTCGGCAGCAACAGCAAATGGGGCAACTTGGTGCCGCCAATCAAATGCCGGAGCCAATGGGTCAGCGGCCAGCTTTCCTGGACAACCCGGACTTCCAGGCGTACCAGAAGCAGGAGCAAGACCTTGGTCGTCAGATGAACGAGTACATGCAGAAAGCGCCCATGTATCAGCAGATGCAAGAATTGCAAGGCAAAATGCGCGGGTTCCAGCAGCCCCAACAAGGGCAAATGCAAAACCCGTATGGCAACATCGACCAGATGCAGCAACAGCGAAACATGCAAGACCAAGCTCGGCAACAGCGGATGTACGAGCAGGCTACCCAAGATGACATGCGGGCTGCGGTAATGCCAAATCAGTCTGGATATCAAGGGCAGATGGGGGACACAGGGTTCAGAGCTATGCCTGCGGTAATGCCGCAGCAACCCGACCCAGGAATGATGGACGCATTGACCCTGCATAGCGCTGAAACTTACGGCAATCAGCGCATGGGCGGCGGGTTTGGTCGTAGGGGTATGGGTGGCGGCTACGGGCAACAAATGCCTCAACAAGCAATGGGCCTACAAGGTCTTTACTCAATGCTGCAAGGGCGGCGTGGGGGCCCGTTTGGGGGTTATTGAACATGGCACTTACCTCTGGCGCAACAACATTTAATCTTGACCTGACCGAGTTGGTCGAGGAAGCTTACGAGCGTGCTGGCTCAGAGTTGCGCACGGGTTACGACCTGCGTACAGCGCGGCGCAGCCTCAACATCATGTTTGCAGATTGGGCCAGTCGCGGCATCAATATGTGGACGTTCGAGCCGGGCATCATTGACTTGGTTCAGGGGCAAAACACCTACGCGCTGCCAGACGACACCATTGATCTGCTGGAGCATGTGATTCGCACGGGTGGGAACGTGGCGGCAACGCAAGCCGACTTGACCATCACCCGTATCAGTGTTTCTACCTACGCTACGATCCCTAACAAGATTCAGCAAGCCCGCCCAATTCAGGTGTGGGTGCAACGGTTCAATGGCCAGAACTCGCCCGTGAGCGCGACGTTGAGCACCACAATTACCTCATCGTCTACTGAGATTGTGTTGAGCAATGCTACGGGTTTACCCGCATCTGGGTTCATCAAGATCGACAACGAGATCATCAACTATGGATACATAACAGGGAATACCCTGTATAGCTGTTTCCGTGGCCAGCAAAACACCACTGCGGCGGCTCACACTGCTGGGGCGATTGTGTACTGGGCGCAAGTCCCGGCAGTTACAGTTTGGCCAACCCCTGACAATGCCCAGACGTATCAGTTTGTGTACTGGAGACTGCGCCGTACCCAAGATGCGGGCGGCGGTGTCAACGTCATGGACGTGCCGTTCAGGTTTATCCCCTGCATGGCAGCGGGCCTGTCCTACTACATTGCTGGCAAGATTCCTTCTGGTTTTGAGCGTATTCCCATGTTGAAGTCTCAGTATGACGAGGCTTGGCAAATAGCGGCTGGTGAAGACCAAGAGAAAGCGTCTGTTCGCTTTGTGCCGAGACAACAGTTCATTGGTGGAACCTGATGGGAAATAGGTTCGCCTCCGGTAAAAATGCGATCTCCCAGTGCGATCGCTGTGACCAGCGTTTTAAGCTTTCGATCTTGAAGCGTGAAGTCATCAAGGGTCGTAACTACGACCTCTTGGTTTGCCCGGAATGTTGGGACCCAGATCAGCCACAATTGCACTTGGGCGAGTTTCCAGTAGACGACCCACAAGGTTTGCGTAATCCCCGTCCTGACCGGAGCTATGTGCTGTCGGGAACAAGCGGGTTGCAGATCAACGTGAATGGCGGGACTGGGCCTACGGGAACGGGGACTGTGGAAGCGGGTAGCCGAATCTTTCAGTGGGGATGGAACCCTGTGGGGGGCGCATCATTTTTTGACACGGCCCTCACACCAAATAATTTGGTTTTGAGCGTGCAATTGGGTACAGTATCGGTATCAACGACATAAGGAGTCGAAATGGACACGAAGACAGTGAAGAAAATTGCCGACAAGGAAGTCATGGCGCATGAGAAACGCCTGCACCCCGGCGCAAAAAAGATGCGTGCTGGCGGTAAGACCAATAGCGACATGCTCAAGTACGGGCGCAACATGGCCAAAGTAATGAACCAGCGTAGCCCTGGTCGTGGGGGCTGATATGGCAACGTACAAGGTACCCAAAAAAGTAGCCACCGTGGTTGTTGGTGAAGAGCCAGCCAAAGAGACAATGCGCAAAGCAAACGTGTCTGTGGCCAACACGCGCAGCCAAGACTATCCCCCCACCAAAACCAGCGGCATCAAAATCCGTGGTACTGGCGCGGCTACTAAAGGTCTGATGGCCCGAGGCCCAATGGCATGAACTACACCGAGTTGTACAACACAATTCAGTCGTACACCGAGAATCAATTCCCGGATGTATACCTTGCGAGTGGAAGTACTGTGTCTGCTCAGACACAGATCAATACTTTTATCACGCAGGCTGAACAACGCATATACAACTCGGTTCAGTTTCCCTCGCTGCGCAAAAACGTGACAGGGTTCACGACCACCAACAACAAGTACTTGGCTTGTCCGTCAGATTTTTTGGCGACGTATTCGCTGGCAGTGATTGCCGCAGATGGCTCATACGAGTACTTGTTGAACAAGGATGTGAACTTCATCCGTCAGGCGTACCCACAACCAACGGATACAGCTATCCCGAAGTACTACGCGCTTTTTGGCCCGTCATACACCAGCAGTGATGAGTTGTCGTTTATCCTTGGCCCCACTCCTGATGCGCAGTACAACATGGAGTTGCACTACTTCTTCTACCCAGAGTCAATCACCGTGACTGCGGATGGCCGCACTTGGCTTGGCGACAACTTTGATAGCGTGTTGCTGTATGGGTCTTTGGTTGAAGCGTACATCTTCATGAAGGGTGAGCAAGACATTATTGCTGGGTACGATGCCAAGTACAAAGAAGCCCTTGCGCTGGCTAAACGTCTAGGCGATGGGTTAGAGCGCAGCGATGCGTACCGCAGCGGGCAGTATCGGGAAGCCCCGTTACCGCAGAATAACGGGGTGCGTTGATGGCGTTCACAGGCAACTTCAGTTGCAACACTCTTCGCTCGGGCTTGGTAAACGGCACAATCAACTTTACGACCGATACGTTTTATCTGGCGCTGTACACCAATGCAGCCACGCTTGATGAGACTACCACTGCATACACCCCCACTGGGGAAGCATCGGGCGGCAACTATGTTGCGGGCGGGCAAATTGTCACTGCTACTGTGAGTACTGAAACCACTGCTTCTGGCAGTATTGTGTACGTCAATTTCTCCTCTCCTTCTTGGACGGGGGCAATCACGGCCAGAGGGGCATTGATTTACACGCCGGGGGATAATGGCGCTGTGTGCGTCTTGGACTTTGGCAGCAACAAAACATCAACCAACACCTTCCCTGTGACGATGCCTGCAAACACAAGCACATCGGCACTCATTCGACTTGTTTAAGGAGCGACCATGTTCAACGAAAAAGTTAAGTCCCAAGACACCGCTGCAAGCAGCTTGATTGCGGGTGGCTCCGCCGCTGAGAGCGCAAGCGCAAAAGGCGTGTACAAAATCCAGTGCCACGACAAAGACGGCAATCTGAAGTGGGAAGACGAAGCCCCCAATTTGGTGGTCAATGGCGGTTTGCAAGACATGAACGCCAAGTACTTCACGGGCAGCGCGTACACCGCCGCTTGGTACATTGGTCTTTATGGCGCAGGTGCATCAAACACTCCTGCTGCTGGTGACACCATGTCTTCCCATGCTGGTTGGACTGAAGTGACGGCCTACAGCCAAGCTACCCGGCCTGCTTGCACGTTTGGCACCCCCACGACTGCCAACCCTTCAGTGGCTACCAACTCAGCTTCAACCGCCACGTTTAGCATTAACGCAACCACGACTGTGGGCGGGGCGTTCCTGACCAGCAACAACACCAAAGGCGGAACAACGGGCACACTGTATTCAGCCGCAGACTTCAGTTCTCCTGGGGATCGCGCCGTTGTTTCGGGCGACACCTTGTCCGTTACCTACACTCTGAGCTTGGCAGGTTAATCATGGCAACAACTTTCAAAAAAGGCGACGTTGTTAAGGCGGTCGCAGTCGTTCCCCAAGGCCCGGTGCTTGCTCTGCGTATGAGCGAAGAGGGTGTGGTGTCGTACCTGATTGAATGGACGGACACCGATGGTGCAACTCAACAGCGTTGGTTTGAAGAATCTCAACTGACAGGAGCATGATCTATGGCTTTAGTCCTTGCGGATCGAGTCCGTGAAACTACCACCACTACAGGCACGGGTTCTGTAACACTTGCTGGTGCGTACACGGGGTTCCAAACCTTTTCTGCTGGTGTTGGTAACGGTAACAGCACGTACTACACCATTGCCAACGTAGCTTCGGGCGAGTGGGAGGTAGGGATTGGTTCGTATGCGTCTGGTGGCAACTTGCTCTCCCGCACAACCGTTCTGGCTTCCAGCAACGGCGGCTCCCTTGTAAATTTTGGCGCAGGGGTTAAGGATGCGTTTGTCACTCAGCCTGCTGAGCGGGCACTGTATGTAGCCAGCGCAGGCACGGGGTTGGAGTCCAAGGTCACGGCCTTTACCAACGGCGGTATTGTCTACGCCTCAAGCACAAGTGCTTTGGCTACGGGTAGTGCGTTGGTGTTTGATGGTACGAATTTGGGTGTGGGTGTAACGCCCAGTGCTTGGGGTGGTGGCAGTAAACCTATTCAATCAGTCAACGCATCATTTTGGGGCTTGGCGGGAACAGCTAGTTTTAGCAGCGTTGGCGCAAACTACTTTTACGATGGCTTTTATAAATACATCAGTGCAGGAGTGGCAACGGATTATTATCAATATTTAGGCGCTCATATTTGGCGCACAGCCGCCTCTGGCGCAGCAGGGGGCACAATTTCTTTCACCCAAGCAATGACCCTTGACTCCAGCGGTAACTTGGGTATTGGGACAAGTTCGCCTGCATATAAATTAGAGGTTGCCACAGGAACTGAAGCATCGGGACAAGTTGCAGTTGCCAATTTTAGAACAGCAAGCACTACAGCAAGTTATAACGCTGGGATACAAATTTACGCAACAGCATCTGCAACTGCTGGAAGTAGGGCGGTTAGTGCTATTTGGGATGCCGATGGCGCAAACTCGGGTGGTGGTGATTATTTTATTGCGGCTAAAAACGGTAATAACGGCACTATTGATTTTTTGCAGTATTCAAATGCTTCCATGCGATTTGCTACTAACTATGTAAGTCGTGCATCTATTGATATGACCCTTGATGCCAGCGGTCGGCTTGTTATTGGCGATACAACGGCAACACAAAAACTTACTGTTGTAAGCACTAGCGGAACTTACGGAACTGCATATCAGCCAATTATGCAAATTGGTAATACAAGTAGCGGTGGCACTGTTGGTAACCCAACTGGTCTTGGCGCAATTGTTTGGTCAACAGATGGCACAGCAACACCTGTAGCAAGCATTGAAGCAGTGCGAGAAAACCCCGGCGCTGGAGCGGCTTCCGCACTTTACTTTAGGACAGGTTCATCTGGTGGTGGAACGACTCGGGCAGTCATCGACTCCAGCGGTAACTTGGGATTGGGTGTTACGCCTAGTGCTTGGGGTAGCATTACTAAAAACATTGAAGGCGGTTCTGGTTCACTTAATTTCTATTCAACATCGCAGCTTTGGTTAACTCAAAACGCTGTTTGGAATAGTGGGTGGACATATAAAACTACAGACGCTGCAACATCATTCCAGCAGTACCAAGGAGGTTATTACTGGTATCAAGCCGCCTCTGGCACAGCAGGTAACGCAATCACCTTCACCCAAGCAATGACCCTTGATGCCAGCGGTAGATTGGGTATTGGGACGAGTTCGCCTACACAGCGTCTTGAAGTAAAAACAGCAACTGACAAAATTACGCAGTTTTTGAGCGGTTCTGGCGCGGCTGTTCAATGGCAAACAATTAATGACGCTAAAACAGCCAATGTTCCTTTAGTAATTTCAGCTTTACAAACATCCTTTTTCACAGGCGGCTCAGAACGGTTGGTTATTGACTCCAGCGGTAACTTGCTGGTGGGGACTACGAGTGCAAACGGAAGTGCTAAATGTGGCGTTACTCAGACCAGCACTAACTCAGGATTTTACGTTCAATACTTAAATCACGATGCAAGTACTGGCGATAACTCTTTTATTGGTTTTGGAACAGAAGCTGCTGTAAACACCAGAGGCTCAATTACTTACAACCGTGGCGCTGGCCTTGTTGCCTACAACGTAACGTCTGACTACCGAGCCAAAGACATTATTGGCCCTGTAACTGACAGTGGCGAATTGATTGATTCTGTGCCCGTTTACATGGGCAAGATGAAGGGTGCAACACAAGAGCGCCCAATGTTCATTGCTCACGAAACACCTAACTATGCACATACTGGTGAGAAAGATGCAGTAGATGCTGATGGCAAGCCCGTGTATCAACAGATGGACGCATCGGCTCTTATCCCTGTAATGTGGGCAGAAATCCAATCCCTTCGTAAACGCCTTGCCGCCGCTAATCTTTAAAGGAGCATAAACCATGTCAACAGTTTGGAACATATCTCAACTTGACCGACAAACCTCAGATGGTTTTGTTATTACCGCCCATTGGCAAGCAAATGCAACAGATGGGGATTACTCTGCATCTGTGTACAGCACTTGCTCATGGCAACCCGGCACACCCACAATCCCCTATGACAGCGTGACCATGCAAGAAGTGCTTGATTGGTGCTGGGCAAGCGGGGTGGACAAGGATGCCACGGAAGCCTCCCTGCTGGCTCAGATTGAATTGCAGAAAAACCCTGTGACTGCCACTGGAGTGCCTTGGGCATAATAGATAAGGGCAACCCGCTGGCCCAAACAGCGGTTTTTTATGGAGAAACGCATGACTGAGCAAGAGACTCTGGCAACCCCTGTCAAACTGGAACTGCCCCTGGGCGCAGTGAACATGATCTTGGCCGCATTGGCAAAAGCTCCCTATGAGCAAGTGGCCGACTTGGTTCAAGCCATTCGTGAGCAAGCCATCCCCCAAGTTCCTGTACCCCAAGAAGCAAAGCCTGAAACGGTGCAATGATCTTTGGAGAAGCAGCGCTTGCAGAAACTCCGTTTGCTGCGGCAACGGGAAGCATCTTTTCGTGTGTAGTTTCCGACACTGCCAGCGCTGCTGACTCCATCTCTGCTTCGGCTACCTTTGCCTGCGCAACCGCAGACACGGCCACAGCCACTGACGCCACTGCCTCCAGCTTCCAGATCAATTCAGCGGTCAGCGAAACCTCGACCGCCACGGACAGCACTTTGTCCACAACCACATTTAACGCTGCAACTAGCGACACGGCCACAGCCACAGACACAACTGCTTCTAACGCCACGTTTGGCACCGCTGTCAGCGAAACCGCCACAGCCACGGACGACATTTCAAGCCTGCGAACGATGTACCCGGTTGTCTCTGAGACTGCCGTGGCTTCTGATGCAACGGAAGCTGGCGCGGTATTCACTCCGCAAGTCAACGAGACAGCCACGGGCACGGACACCCCTTCGGCCATTTTTGTCTATCCCTGCGCGGTAGATGAAATTAGCACTGCCACTGACACGCCATCATCGAACACCACATTCCCGGTTGCAATCAGCGAAGCCGCGTCTGCTGCCGACACTACCTCAACAATTCAAACAGCCATTTGCTTTGTCAGCGAGTCCGTCACTGCCACAGATGCCCCAACGAACACCGCTGCGGTGTTTGCATCCATACAAGAATCCATTTCCGCAGCCGATGCGTTTGTGCGTCGACTGCTTTGGGAGCCAATAGATGACGATCAGTCTCCGGGCTGGTCAAGTGTTGTCCCACTTACAACCATTAACGACGTTGCCACATTTGGTGGTTTGGTGTTTGGTGATGTATCCTTGGCGGGGCAATACATAAACGCCTGGGTGCCTGACACTGCGCAGTGGACTCAGATCAACGACAGCCAAACGCCCACCTGGGCAGAAGTTGTTCAATAAGGAAATTCAATGAGCACATATTCACCAAGTCTTCGGATTGAACTAATCGCTAACGGCGATCAAGCGGGCAATTGGGGCAACACAACCAACGAAAACTTAGCCTATATCCTTGATACGGCAATTGCTGGGTATCAGACTGTCAGCGTGATTGCCGCCAGTCAAGCTCTTACGTATACCAGCGGGCCGACCACCACAGCTTCTGCAAATCAGTCTGTGTATGCCATGCTGCGGTTCACTACCACGTCGGGGGCTGCTTTTTCTGTTTACGCTCCGCCTGTCTCCAAAACTTTTATTGTTTGGAACAACAGTGGCTATTCAATGACCATTTACAACTCGACTGTGATTGGTAACACAACCGCAGCGGGTGCAGGTATCACCGTTGCCAACGGCAACAAAGTTTTGGTTTGGTCTGATGGGACTAATTTCTATGAAGTACAAGCATCAAACCTGACAGGCACTCTGGCCATTGCCAACGGCGGCACTGGGCAGACAACAGCCAACGCAGCCCTCAATGCGCTGCTGCCCGTCCAAACAAGTAACGCTAATAAGTACCTCCAGACGGATGGCACAAACTCAAGCTGGGATGCAATCAGCCTTAGCACGGCGGACATCACGGGCACCTTGGCAGTGGCCAACGGCGGTACTGGGCAAGCAACTGCTTTGACTCAGTACGGTGTTATCTACGGCTCTACCACCACTGCAATGGCCACCACATTGGCTGGCACTTCTACCCAGGTGCTGCACGGCAATTCTTCTGGCGCTCCTACTTGGGGGTCGGTGGCTTTGGGGGCGGATGTGTCGGGAACTTTGCCGATTGCCAATGGTGGCACGAACTCCACTGCAACGCCAACAAACGGCGGGGTTGGGTACGGCACAGGCACTGCACATGCGTACACTGCGGCTGGTACTGCTACCCAGGTTCTAACGTCCAATGGTACTGCGGCCCCTTCGTGGCTTAACCAATCTAACATTGCTGCGGGTTCAGCTACTGTATCTACGTTGGCCACTACGGCTACTTTGGCAACCCTTGCCACTTTGGCTACTCTAGCCACTAACGCCACCAAAGCTGGTGGCTTCACACCATCGCAAGCAAACGGTACCGCAAGTCGTATTGTTGTTGCGCAAAGCAACGGCGCTATTGTCAACACTTATTTTGGTTCTTCGGATAACCCCGTATATTCTGGCAGTGTGACGGCGGTTGTGTGTAAGACTGGCGACGACTATTACCGTTCTGGGGACCCTGGGGCTATTGCCACGTTTATCAGTGGGCAGTCGATGAACATCAGTGGTTCTGCTACCAATGCAACTTTGGCCACTTTGGCCACTTTTGCCACCAATGCAGGTAACGCTACCACGGCTGATACGGCTAGTGTGGCGCTTACGGCTAATGAGGCAGCGTATGCTTTAATCAGGTCTTCCACGATTGCACCAACCACCAGTGGTACGTCAATTTCTTTTACGGGGCTTCCGTCGGATATAAAACGCATCACCATGATGTTCAATGACGTCAGCATAGATGCCAATTCTGTTTCTTTGTTGGTGCAGATTGGGTCAGGTGGATACACCACGACTGGGTATTCATCCACCAGTGGCGGTATTGCTGGATCAACGGGATTTTCTGTGACCCCTTCAACCGCAGGGTTCATTATTGCAATTTTTGAAGCCTCAAATCTTATAAACGGGAGTCTAGTGATAACTACACTTGGCTCAAATATTTGGGTGGCTTCGGGTACTTGTGGGTCTATACCTGGAACTTACGTCGTAGCTTTTATGAATTCTGGAAAAGTTACTCTTGGGGGCACGCTTGACCGCGTGCGTCTTACCACAACAAACGGCACAGCCAATTTTGACGGAGGTTCCGTCAACATTTTGTACGAGTAAAAAATTGACCCAATCACGGCATTTGCACTTTGTAAGAGCGCCTATGAGGGCATCAAGGGGTGCATTGCCGTCTACCAAGACCTGAAGAAAACAGGTAATGACCTGACCAAGATCACAGGCGAAGTTAGCGGGGCGCTTTCAAACTTCTTCAAAGGACATGCAGAACTTGAGGCCAGCCACGAGAAAGCGGAAGTTCAACGAGAAGACAACAGGAAGAAGGGAATCAAAGACGACCTTGCCACACAAGCCATCGACAATGTGATGTATCTCAGGCAAACCAAACAGTTTTATGCTGACTTGGAAAAAATGGTGCGCTGGGAGATGGGGCAACCTGATCTTTGGCGAGAAATCGTTGAAGAGTACCAACGGCTGTTGGATGAAAAATCGGAGCAAGCGGCGCGTGAGTTGCACGAAAAGCGGGTGAAAGCATGGCGGCGACAAAGGTTAAAAAATCAGATACTGGACAGGGTTTTGGAAACGGCGGTGGTGGTTTTCGTAGTAGGTTACCTGATATGCCTGCTGTGGATAATCAGTCTTCATCATCGGGGTCGATTGGATACCTTTTTGTCTTAGTCCTGTTTGCGTTGGTCTTTGTGTTGGTGCTCCCCCTTGTTGGGATGCTGTATGTGGACACGATGGTGGTGAAGCGCGAAGCCAAAGCGCAAATGGAGAAAGTGGAGAGGCTGCGTAAACAAGTTGAAGAAGATGCCAAACGAGAAGCCGAACCCAGATGACGCTTTGAGCAAGGTGCTGGCCTATGTGGACAGCCCGTTCAAGTTGATTGCCATCCTAGTGATGGGGGTTGTGACCTTCTCAGGGTATTTTCTTTGGCAGAACCAAGACTTATTGGTGGGGGCATACCGGGAGAACCAGAAGATGCCCTCCATTGCAGAAGACAGAATTGAGGATGCGGCCTCTCACCTGTTCAAGCACACCGGGGCGGTGGTTGTGGCGGTGTTCAAGGTCAACCCAATGTTTGGCACACGGGTGCTACACAGAGCCTACACGCGGGAAGGCCGCGACAAAGCAAATGACGGGCTGGATGTTGGTCTGTTTACATCCAATGCAGCCAACAACAGGGATGTAGTGGCGCTGATGGCAGGAGAGATAACCTGCGGGTCTTACACCCAGGCGCAGAGTGAGATTGGCCTTTGGTACATTGAGAAGGGCATGACCTTTGGGTGTAGAGTGGGTGTACCGCCTGACCCAAGTAGGTTCATCGGACAGATTACCGTTGGATGGGCTGAACAGCCCGAAGACATGGAGAAGATTCAAAACCTGCTGCTCATAGCGGCAACAATGCTTTCAAGGAGCAAACAGTAATGCTGACCCTATTTTCAACCCTGGTCTCTTTCCTGATGGGCGGCTTGCCCAAACTGCTGGAATTCTTCCAAGACCGCAGCGACAAGAAGCACGAGATGGCCCTGGCCCAGCTTCAAATCCAGCGAGAACTGGAGATGCGAAAACTGGGCTTTGAGGCCCAGGAGCGGGTCGAGCACATCAAGTCCGAGCAACTGGAGGTGGAGACCAAGTCCAGTGAGAAGCAAGCCCTGATTGGCGCACAGCAAGCTGAGATGCAGGCCATATACGCCCACGATACAAGTTTAAACGAGGGTACAAGCACTTGGATGAAGAACCTGCGTGCCAGCGTGCGCCCCGTCATCACCTACGGCTTCTTTTTGCTTCTGGTGGGGATTGACTGCGCCTTGATCTGGCACGGATTCAACAGCAGTGTGAGCTTTGCAGAAATGGCAAACCAACTGTGGGACGATGAAACCCAAGCCCTGTTCGCTTCGATCATCGCCTTCCATTTTGGTGGCAGGGCGTTTGGCAAATGAAGCTCAGCCCAGAGGCCATCAAGGTCATCTGCCATCACGAGGGCATTCGGTACAAACCCTACCGATGCCCGGCAAAGCTGTGGACGATTGGTGTGGGCCATGTCATGTACCCCGAGCAGGGCAAGTTAAAGATTGAAGGCCGGGATGGGTTCCCCCTGCGCCCGGAGGACAACAGACAATTCACCAAGGATGAAGTAGATGGGATTCTCAGAAGCGATCTTGCAAGGTTTGAGCGTGGAGTGGCTCAGTTCTGCCCCGTTCCCCTTACACAAGGTATGTATGATAGCCTTGTTAGCTTTAGTTTCAATGTCGGTCTTGGAACACTCCAGCGTTCAACGCTTCGTCAAAAGCTGCTTCGGGGCGATAAAGCGGGTGCTGCGGAAGAACTCTTGAAGTATTGCATGGCTGGTGGGAAAATACTCAAAGGGCTGCAAAACCGTCGGATTGACGAACGCGCCATGTTCTTGTCATAGGAATCGAAATGCCCTTACAGAAACTTCAGTTTAGACCCGGCACAAACCGAGAAAGCACCAACTACGGCAATGAAGGCGGTTGGTATCAAACCAACAAGGTGCGGTTTCGTTCAGGGCAACCAGAAAAAATTGGGGGTTGGCAAAAAGATGCGGGTTCTTTGTCCCCGGTAATTGGGGGTGTGACCACCAACATTATTTATCCATCGACGGGTACGTTATGGGGCGTATGTCGTTCCATGTGGAATTGGATTACGCTGTCTGGGTACAACCTCTTGGCTATGGGTACCAACCTCAAGTACTACATCCAAAACGGTCCAGGGGGCAATTTTTACGATGTGACGCCGCTACGTGAAACCACGGGGGCAGGAGCGGCCACTTTTGCTGCAACTACGGGTTCATCAACCATTGTTGTTACTGATGCTGGGTACGGCGGTCAGACCGGGGACTTTGTGACCTTTAGTGGCGCAGTTGGTCTTGGTGGCAACGTGACCGCTGCTATCCTTAATTCTGAATTTCAGATTACATATATCTCCTCAAGCACGTACAGCATCACAGTATCTGTTCTGGCTACTGCTGGCGACTCTGGCAATGGCGGCGCATCTGTAGTGGCAGCATATCAAATTTCTACTGGCGGGGATGTATTCACCGTGGGGGTTGGATGGGGCGCTGGAGGCTGGGGTGGAGTAACAACCGGGTATACATCTACTGGATGGGGTTCTGCTGCGCCTTCTGGCCTTGGTGTGGGAGTGCAATTGCGCTTGTGGAGCCAATCAAACTTTGGTGAAAACCTCGTATTCAACCCTCGCGGCGCACCAATTTATTACTGGGACACCAACGCAAACCCAACTATTTTTGATCGGGGTGTTGTAATTAAAGCGGGGGCTACTATTAGCGGATTGACGGTAGATGCAACCTGCCCGTCTTTTTGCAATTTTGTGGTCGTATCTGACGCTTCACGGTTTGTGATTGCATTCGGTACAAACGATCCAACAGGTGTGTATGCCACCACTGCGCTTGACCCAATGCAGATTCGTTGGTCAGATCAAGAGAGTATTTGGACGTGGACTCCCAGCATCACCAACCAAGCTGGAGATTACAGGCTGAGCCACGGGTCATCCATCATCACGGCGCAGCAGGCCCGGCAAGAAATTTTGGTGTTTACGGACTCTGCCATCTACTCTATGCAGTACCTTGGCCCGCCCTACGTGTGGAGTTTCCAAATTCTGGGGGATAACATCTCGATTGCTGGCCCAAATGCAGTAGCGTCTGCCACCAACATCACATATTGGATGGGATTAGATCAGTTTTATATGTACACTGGTCGAGTGGAAATTCTGCCGTCCACGTTGCGTGAATATGTTTTCACTGACTTTAATAGATCGCAGTCTTTTCAAGTTGTGTCTGGCACAAACGAAGGCTATAACGAAGTGTGGTGGCAATACTGCTCTTCTACGTCCAACGTGATCGACCGTTACGTGATCTACAACTACAAAGATAACGTCTGGTACT